GGCATTTCATGATCCCTGTTGACGAAAGAACCACTCTGTAAGAGGACGCGAATTTGTCTAACTGCTCGATCTTGGGACTTTCCATGATACTCATTTTGAATTCCTTATCGAAAGACTCTAGAGTTTTCGCAGTATGTTCTCGCATAATTAATTGATGACAGCACTCTCCGAAAGTTGAGAAGTCAGTCCTTTCTATATCGTAACTTCCAACGTAGCAACATTTTGATGTGGAATTCTTTGCCATTCTCACTAAGTTCGAAAAATCACTTGCATAACTCATTGACAATTGCGAATTGAAACTATACAACTTAGAAGCCATTTTCAAAAGCAAGTCTTCCTTGACCACAGGGCTGATATAAGGGAGATAAATCTTATCCGACATGCCATCCTTGACAAATTCTCTAGAATAACCAGACTCTTCAAAAAATTTTGCTATTTTCTCTACTTTAGAGATAACCCTTATTGTGAAGCTGATGCCTGTTCTGGTAAGTCCAGGGAGATCAGCATCATAATCAGAGTCGGCAAAAACTCTAAACTTAGACTTGTCGTCGAAGCTGGTTATAGACACAAGAGCATTCCTTTCCAAACTGTTGCCAAATTTGTATATTTTGAAATAATGAGATTCCATTGGTCCGGACAACAATTCAACGTTAGTGAGAATAGGGTATCCACCACATTCAAGAGGTAAAAATTGTCTGTCAACAAAAACCTTGAGAGAATTCCGCATCTTGGACCCTGTTTGGTACATGTTATCTATAAAATCTCTAGATGTGAGCTGAAACAAAAGCAAACTTCTGTTGTCGCATCCGTCTTTAGCAAGAGTGCTTAAAGCCGAGACACTTTCACAAACATCAGATTGATACGACATAGCCTTACCTACAATAGAAAGGCTGTTGTAATCTGTCAAAGATCTCGTTACAGTGTTCCCGTCGAAAACAAAGTTGGAATTCATTTCTGCAACCCATTTCGAGATAACAGATTTTTCAGCAGATCTCCATATGTTAAACAACATTCCGGTTTTCCTGTTTACAATAGAGAAAATCCGTAAATAGTGGTTAAATTCATCTGTTTCTTTTTCTTTGCCTAAAGGAGTGTTTTCTTGTTTGGTTATCCTAATGGATACAGCATCAAACTTATCGTCTGATCCTGCAAGACTATTGATGGTAAAGACCTTAGGATACAATCTGGCTAAAACTGCTTTAGTGAATTTAATCCTACAAACAGCCAGAGTAGAAGAAGACTCATGAAGAATCCCTTGCATCATCCCATGAATATACTCTACATAGATCTTGCCGATACGCTTGAATTCCAAGACAAGAGATAACAACTCATCATCATCTTTGAATTCATACTTAGAGTCCCACTTTTCAAAGATGGTTTTAGGTATTTCTATGCCTTTATTGTGCATTTTCATAGCTATTGAGATCATGTTTTCTCGGAGATTCTCGATTTCAGGCACCAACCTTGAAAGTATTATAGCAAAATGAATGGC